GCCGCAACTGGTGGAGCATTGGCCAAAACTGCCAGACAACCTGCAGAGTTGCCCATGACCGGATACTATCAAGTATGGATAAAACCTGGCGACACTATTTATAGTATAGCACGTAGTACCGCATCCGATCCACATGATATAATGAAACTCAACGGGTTTGACAATAAAACCCGTCTTGAAAAAGGACAACTGGTCAAGATTCCTGAATATGGCAAGCATCCCGAATATCCCTTAAAGGCACAACAGGCAAAAGCAGCAGCTGCGCCAGTGGCACAACCGCCAGTAGTGCCGGGTAAAAGCATATATGCTGATCCTGCCGACGCTGGTGTTGACCGCAGTCGAAAAACAGCAGAACCGGTAAAATCCACAGACATTCCTAAATCAATAGCAGTCAATAATCCCAAGAGTGCGTTAAACGAACCCGGGTTCATGGACAAGTTAAAAGACGTGGCACATAGACTTGGACTTGAAGTAAATGCGTTAATTGGAATTATCGGGCACGAAACCATACGTACATTTAGTCCTTCAATTCAAGCACCCGACAAAATTACAAAAGACGGACAACGTGTACCCGGAGCAGTGGGACTTATACAATTCACACACGGCACCGCAAAAGATTTGGGAACAAGTACAGAAGAACTCAAGCGCATGAGTGGTACTCAACAACTGGACTATGTGTACAGATTTCTTAAAAGGTCTTCTCGACCTGGTATGGACGCCGGAGATCTTTACATGAGTATATTCATACCGGCCTATGTGGGACGCGATCCAAGAACAGTGATAGCTAAGGAAGGTGGCGGAAGATTACCCGGTACTGGTTTAAATATGGATCAAATCTGGAGAGATAATCCTGAATTTGGTAAACACAAACACAAGAGTTATTTTACAATTCAAGACGTCAAAAACACTTTAGCGAACTTTATGAATGTGCCGCGATAATTAATGTTAATTTGACATTGTTGACAGATATTGCTATACTATTTAAATGACCTCTATCTGTAAAATTATTACCAAACCTGAAACTGTACTAACTGTACGATTACGTAACGGTAAAGTTGATGAGACTGTTGCCACTGCACAAGAATTTCAATTGCTAGATGATTGGCAATTGATTGAAATTATTGATTCTGAAATCAAAGAAATTGAAATTCAATCAATCTCAATTGATAACGAAGACCTCGGCGAACTGCTTTATACCAGTTGGGCCACTGATGGCAGCAAAAGAAAATTTCAACCTTGCACCAGTTTAAACAACAAATTTATTCGATGGTCAATGGTGTTGCATTCTGACGTTAGCGCATTCAAAGAAAGATTGTGTAATCAAGTGGTTAACGGAGATTTTGGTAAAAATTTATTTGAGCATTATCAATGGTTTTTAGATCTAGCAGAAAATTTATCGCAATCAACTAACAGCAATAACCTTGATAAATTCATGCAAAGATCACAAGGACTGAATTTATATCCCAAGCACAGTTACTATCTTTGGCCGTTTATCAGTTTAGACATACCAATAGATCAATTGGCAATATACGAAGAAATACAAAATCTAGAACGAATTTCGGCAGGCTCACGCAGTCCAGGATGGTCACGCAAAGATTACACTGCAGATGTACTTGGATCTTTAGAATTACCACAAACTAAAAAATGGTTGGCTGATATAGGAGTTGCTGGACTGGGTCACGTTAATCCGGCACTTTTAAAATCCCGTGGTTATATCAATTTGCATCGCGATTTTGATCAAGACCATAGAGGCAAATACTGGGATCCACACATACAAGGAATGCCGCCGCCGGAACGAGGAATAGGAATAGATATAATACACGTGCCTTTATTGGGCAATGAACAAGTAAAATTAAAAGTGTCTGGCGGTGGTATCATGCCCAATACTGCCAATTTACTCAATCATGCTGCATATGCTCATGCAGCCGTCAACGAAGGCTATAACGACCGATACGTGCTTATAATTTATGCTGTCTGGACCGATGAATTTGTTCAAAAATATCTGATTCCAACCGAGATTTATTGCAATCTAGATATAGCATAGTGTGCCGCGATAATCAATAAAGCTCGTCTGCCAATTCGTTGTTGCCTAGGGGAGAGATATGGAAAATCCTCAGGTTCTTCAAATCTTTATCTCCCCATATCGCAACGGCACAGGGTATTTGTGATAAATACTCAATGCGTTTTACACAAATAAACAAAGCCGTAATACAAAAACAAGAACTTGACGAAGTTCGCATGAGTCCCACTGCGTTTGCTGATGCTGTCAAACAAGGTGACACTCAAGGTGTTTTGGTGGGATTTGAATTTGAAATCTGTGCCCCCAAATCAACTGTTCAAGGAAATTTTGGTGGCAATACCAACACTGATGCTAACCCTCGCGATCCGCGTGAACAGATGCAACATGATTTTGAACAATTTGAAATTTTTGACTACAGAAGTTTTAAAAATGTTACCATCAGTGAATTTGATCAAACACTTAAACTAAAAAAACCCTTGGGCGGTTACACCAGCATGGCCGAAGCACTGGCCGCATATTCAGCAAAGACTTTGACCCAAGCCAAGGAATCGTTTAGCCAATTGCCCGAAGACCTACGTATAAAATACAAAAAGACCGCAATAGACCGAGCCAAATACAAACAAGCGGAATATCCCTATCCCGATAAAAAGATTGGAACGCAGTTGTGGTTTGCTAAATCATTGGGCGATTTGATTTTTTCTCGAGAATTAGATTATCGAACTCCGCGCAAACGAGACAGTCGAGCCCGTCACCAACTTTATGATACGGTTATAAAATTAACAAACCTATCAGTTCCCAACGACTGGGATACATTTTTTGACGAAATAATACCTCCAGAATTGCGTGGATCCATGCGCGGTAGCCTATTTATAGCACGCCATCTAAACGAATACTTTGACTATGATCTTGAGCAAGTTGAAAAAGTGTTTGATTTAGAACAGGCAAGAGACGATTATAGAGAATACGACGATGAGTGGAACGAAGATGATTCTATTTACATGGATCTTTCTTTGGTATTACAACCTGTGGTAGAAAAAACCATGGGACGACGAGTTACAGTGTTTGGCGATTATCACGAGAATACAAAGAACATGACCGACTGGTACATCGAGCCTGATGGCAGTATCATACCTGATGGTGACGACTATGATGGTTGTGCAGAAATTGTCAGTCCACCGTTACCGGCCCTGGAAGCCATGACCGTGCTGACTAAATTTTATTCCATGGCCAAACAATTGCGTCTTTACACCAATTCCTCAACTGGCCTGCATATCAATGTCAGTATTCCCCAAGAACTAGACGTATTAAAACTTGCTGTGTTCTTGGGTGAAGAACGAGTACTCGAATACTTCAAACGCGAGGACAATATTTTTGTACAAAGCATATTGAAACATCTCAAGAGCTCGGGACCGCGACAGGCATTTGTACAAAGTCGACCCGGAGAACCAGCCAAGCCCACTGTTCTCAAATTGCCGTTGTTGCAACACATGGCACAAGAATTTAGTAGACAACACAAGGCCAGCATCAGTTACAACGGTACTTATGTGAGTTTCAGACATGCCGGAGGTGATTATTTAAACGACTACAACAGTATTGTACAATTAGTAGGACGTTTTGTTCGAGCCATGATCATTGCTGCTGATCCTGCGGTATACCGAAATGAATACATAACCAAATTGACACAGTTGGTGGGCGGTGTTCCTGCAACAAACCTTGATCACAGTGCAGAGCTTCAACAATTACGAACACAGGGAATACCGATTTATACGGTTACTGCATGGAATAACAAAAATAGAACTGCAAAACAAATTATCAACAACATATCATCGGTATTTAAACAAAAAAATTCCAAGTTAATCGTTGCCGGATTTGGGCCTGCTGGTGAAACTGGAAAAGATAACATGTTGAGAAAAGCTGACCATGATTTTCTCACATTGAAGCGAGCTCTTGAAAAAGCCAACCCATCAGACTTTATAACTATACAAGTTTATAATTCTGACGGAATTAAAAATATCAACTTGGGCGCAACAACTTCAATTGGTTCGCAATTTTTTGTAGTAGATAAAGGAATGTTACCTTCCAATACTGCAATAGCACAACAAATTATAAAACAAAAAATGCAACAAGCATACGGCACCGCAATTGCTGCACCAGTAAAGGTCAAGAAGAAAAAATGAAAATATCAGAAATTCTAAGAGAAAACTTTGCTGATGGTAAAAATCCCGGACGCAAAGGTCTCGCTAAACGTAGTGGTGTTAATACCAAAGCCAGTGTAAGCAGTCTACGTAAAACTGCCAAACACTCAACTGGTGAAAAAGCCCGTATGGCACATTGGTTGGCCAACATGAAGGCCGGCAAAGCACGAGCTAAAGCAAAAAAGCATGAAAGTGTTGACGAAGGTCGAAATGCGGATGTGCCGGTATATTACTTTGCTTATGGCATGTTGACCGATCCACATCTGATGGAGGGTCTAGAACTAGTGGGAGTAGGCAAATTACGCAATTTCAAATACCATATGTATTCATGGGCCAATGTGGAACCCACACCGGGCGCTAAAGTATTGGGATGTTTATGGGCCATCGACCGTAGAGAAATTGCCAGACTGGACCAAGCCGAAGGATATCCCAGTCTGTATGATCGTAGAACCTATCCGGTGTATTGCAACGGCCAAAAATATCCAGCAGAAGTTTATGTAATGACTCCGCAAACACTAGAATATTGTCAAGGTTCTCAACCCAGCCAAGGTTATGTCAATAGAATAGTTCGTGGCTATAGAAATGCTGGCATTCCATTATCGCAATTGCAACATGCATTACAAATATCAGGAGTTGCCAAAACTCCAAAAAAAATTGCAAACGATCCCAGTCCTTGGGCAGATGACAAATGAAAGCACGTGAATTTTTAAATAAGTTGCCCGAGTTTACCACTGCTTATCATATTACTACACGAGAAAATGCCGATAATATTCGACACGGCGGATTAGATCCACGTGAAGAAGGCAAGGCCTATTTGGTGGTTGATGAGGGCGATCCTGCTAAACTCCGAGACGATTTACGCACTGTGGCCGGATGGCTGTTAGAACGAGATAATGATGATCCATTGACATTATTAAAAATCAATGTCACAGGCGTACCCTTGGAATTTGAACATGGTTGGTATTTTTCTACAGTTGCTATACCATCTAATCGTATTAAAGATTTAGGCGAACGTGCATTTGCTCGAGTATCATAATGCGTATTACAGAAATCATTACCGAACGCAGGCAAGCCATGTTGCAATGGTTTCGACAGATATTGCCCAATTATCCTGACTATGTTATTCGAGATTTAATTTACAACTTTGGTCGTGGTCGTTGGCCCAAAAAATATTCCACGCTCAACAGAAACGAAGTAATACGCGGCCTGCAACTGCACCTGGGAATTGATGATAAGACAGAATGGAGATTAGAGCAATTGCCATTTACCCTAGACATGTTTGTGCCTAGGGTACAGAAACAATTAGAAAAAGACATTGCCGAACAAACATCACGATTAAAATTTCAAAATGTATTACAAACTGCACAGGGCGTTGCCGAAAACGAACTTGACCCAAGAGATGACGACGAGCGTATGCAGATACAACGACGCCTGGCTCAACAGCAAGGTGGAGTTAGACAGGAACCAGTTATTTTGATCAAGCATCCGCAAGGATATATATTAATAGAAGGATGGCATAGAACCATACAACATTTTGTTGCATATCCCGAGGGATATCGTGGGCCAGCCTGGGTGGCTTATCCCAAATAGAACACCTACCTTAGGTTCCGTTGTCGCAACGGTTAGGGCACAAGCCCAGGCGTCAAATAGGCGGCTGCTGCCTAATACACGAATTACGCCAGATTCTGTATAAAGTGAGCATTAATAATTATGATCGAATTCAAGGAACTAGCACCGGGACTGTGGCATGTGACAAAATTTTTCCCCGATCATGTGTGGGAATCCGTGGTTGACCAAGTGACCAAATTATCCAATGATTTGTACGATCCACGCACCGAACCCAATAGACTCAGACTTGAAGTGTACGAGCATTTGCGTGATACCGAACTTGGACAACTGTTGATACAGTATGGCCAGTCAACTGCAACCGTTGTGAAAAAATTAGTGAATTCGGTGCAGCCCAGCAACGGAGTCAATGTCAGTCTTTGGCGAGATTTACCGCGATTTCAAAGTCCCTGGCACGCAGATGAATTTACTAGACTACCAACTGCACAAATTTACATGACCGGATTGTCGGATTCGGGTACTGCATTTGATATCGATGGCCATCAATTCAGTTTGCCATTTACTCCCAATACCGGATATTTAATGGACAACAGTTATCAATATCAGCACGGCATGCTCAAATTGATTGGCAAGGAACTTCGGCAATCAATGTACTTGATTTATAGATAACTACAGTCTATAATAGTTGCTTTACTAAGGAGAACTTATGACAGCACGTATGTTTAGTGGTGCAGAAAAAGCCAAACTAACACAAATTATCAATGAAGGCATGCGGGTCATGCAAGAAGTGGACGATCTCAATGCCGGACTTGCCGACACTGTCAAAGCCATTGCCGAAGAAATGGAACTGAAGCCAGCGGTGCTAAAAAAGGCCATTCGTACTGCACACAAGGCCAGCCTGACTGCAACCAACCAAGATCACGAAGATTTGAACACAATCTTAGAAACAGTTGGTAAAACACTTTGAAATGGCTTGATAATACTCTTGATTGGATGCGTCGTGACTATCAAGAGTATCCTGCACGTTTTGTGTTAGAAGTGCTGGGCTGGGTTGGCAGTGTGGGTTGTGCGGTTGGAATGACTGTGTTTTTACCCAATCCGCCCTTGTTGCCATTGTATTGTATCTGGGTCTGTAGTACAATAATATACTCCTGGGCCGCATGGACTCGGGGCAGTTTTGGCATGCTGGCCAACTATGCGCTGTTGTTTACCATTGACACCATTGGTTTGATAAGGCTCGTAATTGACGCCACTAAATAATATAGAGTCGCTTACTTACAAGCAAGAATTACAGTATTTGCCAGCTAAAAGTGGCATGGGAGCATAAATGAGTTACGTAGACGCACTGTTTGAACGTGCAAAAGATAGAATCCATGTAGTAGAACGAGTCAATGGCGAGCGTGTTTATCGAGAATATCCGGCCAACTATGTTTTTTACTATGACGATCCTCGCGGCAAGCATCGTACCATATATGGTACACCGGTCACTAGATTTCACAGTCGTACCAGCAAAGAGTTCCAAAAAGAATTAAAAATAAACAGTCACAAACGTATATGGGAAAGTGACATCAATCCCATATTCCGATGTCTAGAAGAAAACTATCTCGGTGTTGATTCGCCCAAACTACAAACTGCATTTTTTGATATTGAGGTCGACTTTGATCCCGAACGTGGTTACAGTCGACCCGAAGATCCGTTTAATCCCATCACCAGTATTTCGGTTTATCTAGACTGGATGGAAAAAATGATCACCTTGGTGGTTCCACCCAAAAGTTATTCGTGGGCCACTGCCGAAGAAATCTGCAGTCGATTTGACAACTGCTTCTTGTTTGAACGCGAAGAGGACATGTTGAACACTTTCCTCGAACTGGTGCAGGATGCAGATATTGTAAGTGGTTGGAACTCGGAAGGTTTTGATATTCCGTATACAGTTATGCGCATACACAAGGTACTGAGCAAGGACGACACACGAAGACTTTGTTTGTGGAATCAGTTTCCCAAACAACGTATGTTTGAACGGTTTGGTGCAGAAAATCTCACATTTGACTTGATTGGTCGTGTTCACATGGATTATATGCAACTGTATAGAAAATACACTTACGAAGAGCGACACAGTTACAGTTTAGATTCGATTGCTGAATATGAATTGGGCGAACGCAAAACACAATACGAAGGCACACTGGACCAACTGTACAATAAAGATTTTCCGTTGTTTATTGAATACAATAGACAGGATACTATGATTATCGCCAAACTAGACAAGAAATTACGTTTCTTGGATCTAGCAAACGAATTGGCACACGATAACACTGTTTTACTTGCAACCACAATGGGTGCAGTGGCAGTTACCGAGCAAGCGATTATCAATGAAGCACATGCTCAAGGCATGATAGTACCTAACCGGAGATCAAGAGATGACAAAGAACAAACCCAAGCCGCAGGTGCCTATGTTGCTTATCCCAAAAGAGGCATGCACGAATACATCGGCGCAATCGACATCAACTCGCTCTATCCCTCGGCTATTCGTGCCCTTAACATGGGACCGGAAACCATTGTTGGACAACTAAGACCCATAATGACTGATAAGTATATTGCAGACAAGGTGGCAGCTGGTGCCAGTTTTGCAGATGCATGGGAAAACATGTTTGGTAGTTTGGAGTATCAAGCGGTCATGTCCGGCGAAATCGGTACCGAAGTCACAATTGACTGGGAAGATGGATCAAGCGATGTCATGAGTGCCGCACAGGCCTGGAAATTGATATTTGACAGCAATCAACCCTGGACTGTGAGTGCCAATGGTACTATATTTAGATTTGACACAAAAGGAATAATTCCGGGATTATTGGAGAGATGGTATGCCGAACGAAAAGAAATGCAAGCAAAAAAGAAAGCCGCAACATCTACGGAAGAAACAGCGTTCTGGGACAAGCGACAACTTGTCAAAAAAATCAATCTCAACAGTCTCTACGGCGCTATTCTTAACGCCGGCTGTCGTTTCTTCGACCCACGTATTGGTCAAAGCACAACGCTTACGGGCCGTATTATTGCAAAACACATGGATGCCTACGTCAATGAGTCAATCACGGGCGATTACGACCATACTGGCTCAGCTGTCATCTACGGTGACACAGACTCTGTCTACTTTACGGCGTGGCCGGCAATCAAAGAAGAAGTAGAGGCCGGACGCATGGAATGGAATCGAGAAATCTGTGTACAACTGTACGATACCATTGCCGAAGGTGTAAATGCCAGTTTTCCTGAATTTATGGAGCGTGCTTGCCACTGTCCGCGAGACATGGGTGCCATTATCCGAGGCGGCCGTGAAATGGTGGCCAGCAAAGGTCTCTTTATTAAAAAGAAACGTTATGCAGTACTGATCTATGACATGGAAGGTGTGCGATTGGATGTGGGTGGTAAAAAGGGCAAAGTAAAAGCCATGGGCCTGGATCTAAAACGATCAGACACTCCCCGGGTAGTACAAGACTTTTTGAGCGACATTTTACAAGACGTATTAACCGGTGCCGAGCGTGAAGCCATTGTGGACAAGGTTCGCGAATTTAAACTGTTGTTCAAGGATAGACCAGCATGGGAAAAAGGCACGCCCAAGCGTGTGAACAACTTGACCAAGTACACTGCCGAAGAACAACGACTAGGCAAAGCCAACATGCCGGGACACGTTAGAGCTGCAATGAACTGGAATAGACTAAAACAAATGCATGGCGATAACTATTCAACTGCCATTGTTGACGGCATGAAAACCATTGTGTGTAAATTAAAAGATAATCCACTGGGACTTACCAGTGTCGGATATCCTACCGATGTACTACACATTCCGCAATGGTTTAAAGAGTTACCATTTGATGATCAGCTGATGGAAAGTACCATTGTGGATCAAAAGGTAGAAAACTTGTTGGGTGTACTGGAATGGCATATTTCAGAAAGTACAAATATTAACTCATCTTTTGATGACCTTTTCTGTTTTGAATAATGAAGATCAGTAAACTACTTGAACTAAGAGACAATCTTATAGCGGTATACGATACTGATTCCTTGATTCAAAAAATAAATGAACTGGTTATTGATTTGTCAAATGTCAAGAGCGGAATCACTGACAATGACAGTCAACAACAGATAACCAACATCTTAACAAAGTTGCTGGATGCTATCAACAACATACAGTTGTCAGACGAGTCGTTCAACACACTAATTGATAGCATAAAAGGCCAAATCAAGTCCAAGGAAACCGGGTACTTCAAAGAAGACTATCAATTATCTTTGCCCAAAGATCCGTTAAAGGTCATACGCGAGCATCGCGTGCTCTATGTTGACGACAACGTCAAACGCGAAATTGAGGAGCGTGCGGCATTTTATACTGATTGGAAATATCCAGCACTGGAAATTTGTTGTCGTGACGGTGCACTGACCAAGCACATGGTTGCTGCTGATCCGTTGTACGTGATTGAACATCATAAAGAATTTATTGATTCCACGCTTGGCCAGTTTCCCGAAGCGTATCAAAGACGTATTAGGCCTTATCTTGTTTCGCCCGATGATGCGCTGACCGATATTTTACCAAAAAATCAATTTGGATTTGTGCTGTGTTGGAATTTTTTAAATTACGAAAATTTTGTAAACACTCAGATCTATTTAAAATCAATTTTTGAATTACTGCGTCCGGGTGGGGTGTTTATGTTTAGTTATAATGATGGCGACAGTGCATACGGAGCGGCCATGGCCGAAAGCATGGTTGCAACCTATATTCCCACTCCCACATTGATTGAGTCGGCAAAAACCATCGGTTACGAAATTGTCACACATCAAAAAAGAAACAATCGCCTGAGTTGGATCGAAATCAAGAAACCAGGCGCATTGACCACAAACAAAGCGCACCAAGTCATGGGCGAAATAAATCATATCACGCCTTGACTTTTTCTAAATACACTGCTATAATACTATTATCAACGGAGAACACTAATGAAAGATTATTTACTTGACATTGTCAAACACACCGCCGGCTTTAATGCGCTGACCCTGATAAAGGTCACAGGTACTGAGACCAGTACCGTGGTCGATTCTTGGGATCGAGCAGACAAAACAGTGGTACTACATGCCGAATTCAAAGCACCAGTGGCAGAATTTGTTGGCAAATTCGGTATGCCAAACATAGATAGACTCAACAGTATATTGAGCAATCCCGAATATGCCGAGGATGCAAAGTTCACAGTTGAAACTCAGAAAAACGCCACTACCGGCCTAGATGAATTATCAGCAATTCATTTTGAAAACAAGGATGGTGATTTTAAAAATTCCTATCGATTCATGGCCGGTAATATTGCTGACAGTCAAATGCCAACACTGTCGATGAAAAAACAAATTAGTACTTGGACCACTGAAATAAGACCCAGTGTGACCAGTATTCAACGTTTGCGACTGCAAACACAGATTCATAATGCCAGCACTGTTTTTAGCACACGAGTAGTTGATGGTGATTTGGTTGTGTATTTTGGTGATCCTTCTAGCCATACCGGTAATTTTATATTTCACAAGGATACCGGATGGACACTGAAAAATGAAACTTATTGGCCAACTGCAACCATTAACAGTGTGCTGTCGATGCCGGGCGAAAAGACCATGAAACTGTCAGATGAAAATACTGCAATGATCACAGTTGATTCGGGACTGGCAGTTTATTCGTATAGAATCATGGCACAAACAAAATAAATGTTGATAGATGCAGGATTCTTGACCAAATGGGAGACCAAAGGTCACCGTTATGGCATGTGTATGAGTCATCCCGACCGGGACCTTGCGTATATCAATATTCCAAAAAATGCCACGTCGTGGACCAAACCCAATTTACGTGATTGGAATTGGGAAGTTTACAACTATCATCACGACAGTTTTATACGAGATAAAACAAAGATTGTGGCCTTGCGTGAACCCATTGATCGCTGGATCAGTGGTATTGCTGAATATTTTGCTTTGTACTATCAATCGTATACACCAGATGATATGACTCCGATGTTGATTGACATGGTGTTTGATCAAGTCACATTTGACGATCATACCGAACAACAGACACATTTCTTACACGGTCTTGATACTGACAGTTGTGTATTTTTAAAATGCAACAGTGCCTATAGAATTAACTTTGGTAGGTT